GATTATGAGGGTGAAAAGACATAAAATACATATTGTTTTTATTATACTTATCATTGTATTCCTCTGTCATTTCATGAAATTTATTAGGAGAATAACTGTAAAAAGGATCACAAAAAATCAATATTTCTTTTATATTAAAGTCTAAAGTATAGATATACTCGTTAAGTTCTTTTTTGTAAGACAAAAACTTAGTCTTTACTTCAACTTGAACTTTATCTTGAATCCACGCCATTCTAGCATAAGGACATGCTGGATATCCTCCTAGATGTTTATTTGGAACTTCAAGAAAATGTTTAGACCATAATCTAACATCTTCTTTTATTTTCCTTGCCTGTTGTATCTTTTCCATTGCTTTCTCTTGTGTTTGTTTTTAGGTCTTGTTCTTTTTGAATGTCCTATACTAGTTCTTTTTTTATGCGGCGTAAAATACTCCGAAGCTGTTTGTTTAGCCATTTACATACTTTACACAAAAAAGTAAGAACTTTATATACAAAAATAGATCCAAAAGGAGGTGGTTCTGACATTATAAAAATAAATTCTTGTTAGGAATGGGATAAGCAGACACACATTCTAATATTATTTTACTTGAAGGAACTTCTGTCATCATTTCATCAATAAAACTTTTCTGAGCTATACTACAAGCTTCTTTACTATCAAAAAAACTACTTCCTGCAATTCTTGTACAATCCTGTACAGGTTGCGTAACACAAAAAACACCAACTAAAAAAAATTTAATCATTAATTTGATTTAGCGGACATGCCACTTAAAGGGTTATTTAAAGCCTTATCTATCTTC